AAATTGGAGAAGCCTCACCTAATGAATTGTGTGCATTAGATGGAATAGGCAATGTATTAGCAAATAGAATACATAACACACTAAATTTAGAAGAAAAAATGGAGATATGAATATGAATGATAATAATGATGAATTAAAATTGAGAAATGATGCTGAATACGAAGACGAAATAGATAGAATGTATTTTGAATCTCTACAAGAAGGAAAAGAATACACAAAGAGTAGTAAAATCCCATCAGTTGTAGAGAATTTTGTAACTAATGCGGTAAATCAATCAATTAACAACGAAGTTCCTGCAATGTTAGCATTCTATATGCTAATAGGACAAATATGTAAGGACATGGTGTGTATTCCTGCCGGAATAAGGAGAATAGATACTAGGCTTCAGGTTATTTGGATGCAAACTAGTGGTAGTGGTAAGACTGAAATGTTCAATTTCATAGGGCCAGTTGCTGATAGAGTGTTTGCTGTTCTAAATGATAGATATGGAACAGATATTGTAAATTTTGAGAGTAATTTCAACACTGTTAATGAACACAATAGGACAGGTGTTGGATATGATATCCAAAAAATTGGAGATTCTACTGATGCAGGATTAGTAGGTAGTCCAACAACAGAAAGAGAAATTGTAACTGATGAAGAAACCGGAGAGCAAAGAGAAATAGATGTTCCAGTTCAAATATATGGACAACTTGAGGGTTCAGGGTTGATGGTATTTGATGAATTCCATGACACTGGTGTGTTTAGACAGTCTCAACATAAGGGTCAGATAATCTATTATTGTAATACTTTGATGAATACTCTTTGGGGTGAGAATTGGTATATCAACAAGAAACTATTGAATGGCGACCCATTTACTTGTAATGCTAGACGCTCTATGTGGGCTACCACATATATTCCGAAAACTCTTGCTTCTGTTATTACAGAAACAGGTTTGATGCAACGCTCTATTATCTACATTAGAGAAGTTCCAATTGAGGAACAGAATGATATTAGAGGTAAAATTGCTAAAGATTATGGTGTAATTATAGATTCAGCAACACCTATTGAATCCGATTCTGATAATCTAGTTCAGATATATGAGAGACTAAGGGAACACTATTTTGAAACAGGAGAAGACCCACTGAGAACAATTACATTCGGTAAGGGTTTTTCAGATGCAGTTACTAATGAGACTTGGAAGTTTCAAGAGTTCGTTCAGACAAGTAGACCCGCAGTTATGGACATAGCGAATAACTTCATTACTAGAATGCAAGGTATGATGGTTAAACTAGCAGTTCTTTCATGTATCGCTGAATCAGGAACTACTATCAAAACTAAGAAAAACCGATTTATTGTAACCGAAAGGCACGTTAGACAAGGAGCATATATCACACGACAATGCTATAAATCGTTGGTGTCGTGGCTTGACTTAGCGCTTAAGGCTGATTACAAGTCAATTCAGGACAGGGCAATGTTAGGAGAATTCAGAAAGGCTTATACCAATTTGATAAAAACACCAAATGCTAGGACTATTGAAGGAGAAAAGTGGATTAACAAGACACAATTAATCACCCATATAATGAAAGAAACTAGGCGTGGACAAGCACAAGTGTATAGAAACTACAAGAAAATATCAGACATCTTTGAGGAAAAAAGAGTAGGCAGATATGGATATGTAAAAATGAAAAGGAATGATGAAGAATGAGTAAAACAACGCATGAAAACCAGTTTTTGGTGTTTGATATTAGAGAAGGCCCAAAAACAATAATTGAACAATTGAACGCACATGGACAAGAAGGGTGGAGACTAGCAACAATGTTGAATGTAGGAGATACCCAAATAGTAGCATTTTTGACTAAAGCGAATGTTAAGAACGCACCAAACCCAAAGGCATCCGAAGCACAAAAGATAGCCAACTTATGGACATCTGATACTAAAACTGCAAAGGATGAAGAGTAAATGAGTTCTGTTCTAGCAATTGACTTAGAAACCAAAAATTTCTCCCATGAAATTGGTGGATGGGATAACACCCATATGTTTCTAGTGTCTACTGTTTGCACATGGGATGGAGATAAAGGAACAATTTACATTGACAAAGCAGTGGATGATTTAGCCAAAAGCAACGTGCAAATCAAACCATTATCTCAACTCAAGTTCGATTTAGATGAACATTTTGAGAAAGGTGGTAAACTACTAGGCCATAATATCAGAAACTTTGACTTACCAGTATTGAAGAACGCAATGGATATCTATTGTATCAAGAAGTATTTTGATGATAAGGCATATATTGACACTAGTGCTATACTTTCAACGGAATACAAGGAAAGATATAGTTTGAATAATTTAGTGCAACACACATTAGGTTCTGAAAAGATAATGGATAGTGCAGATGCCCCAATCGTTTGGAAATCAGGGGGTTATTCAGAAGTAGCAGAATACTGTCTGAAAGACTGTGAATTAGTGTATGATTTGTGGAAATACGGGGTTGAGAAGGGAATGGTTAAAGGTTTCTCCCTAGAGGAAGAACTAGTGAAGGACATGGAGGTTGAGTGGTAATGGATACTTGGGACATATTAATATGGTTTGTTTTTGTATTGATAATATCCTTACTCTTCTTTGCCGCATTTGGAAATAGTAAGTATTCCGAAGATAGCATAGAAGAATACATGGATAACTTGATTGCAGAAGAGAGGCAGAGGAATGGCTCTCCGTGAAACATGCAGATACTGTTTGAAATCAACTATAGCAAGACGCATAAAAGGCGTTTACGTTGGCAGTCTTGATGAAATTAAGATATGGCAATGTAGAGAATGTAAAGCATTATGGTCGGAAGAATAATTCCGGCCATAGTGCCTCCCGTTTTTTTTTCAAAAATTCCATCATGGAATTAGAGCATACTCCCTTTGCCCCTCATGCAATGGAGTATACTCCCTATTATTTAGGTATAGAGAGAACTCTTTAGGATTTTAATAGAGATAAACTCATATTTGTGAAAAACTTTTACATATGAAACTTTCCACCCAACTTGTAGACCTTTTTACAACTTTTTTCGAGTTTGGTTAGAGGAAAAACCACACAATAATTACTGATTTATCCCGATTATTACACAATGTAAATTAACCTCCGGTGTATTTTTTACACCAGTGTGTCGGGATGGAAGATGAAAACTACGGCGTAGACCTAACGGGGTTTTGGTATTGGGTGATGAGAAAAATAGGAATAATAGTAAACTGAGTTTGAAAGAGAGATTTCCTGATTGGAATTGGGATTATTGGGAAGCCCAATTGGAGTGTGAAGAATGATGTCTAAGTTAGTTGAGATGCTTCTTAGTATGTTTGAGTGGGACTTTGATGACCTCATTATAGAGGATGATGAGCAGTGATAGTAGTAGATTTGCTATTATTTCCATATAGGTTAGTGGTCGGTATTATCGCATTAGGAAATTTCCGCCCATGAAATTAGATTGCAAATTAGAAAAAAAAATACCCCCCAAAGTAGGGGGTATACGCACACGGTTTTACAGTTTCTGATAATTACCACAATAACAGCAGAAGACCCCACCCTTACTGCAAATTTCTAATGGCCGATAAGCCAAACAAAATATGCAAATGGTTTTTTTCATATTAACAATCTACGCCGTCAGTAAATCCATCCATTGTTTTCAAATGAACATAGCACTGTTTTACTATATTGTGCTGAGTCTTACTAGCAGAACTATTCATCTCAAACGCGCCGTTGAACCCACCGATAGGTGAAGCCCCATCATTATACGCAGTTTCACTAGCGTATATTTTTCCATTGAAGTTAATCGGGTATGTCTTTACCTCTATCTCAACTTCTTCACCATCAATAATAGATTGCTCTATCTTTATCTCTTTATCACATCTAGTATTAACTATCACGCAATGCGCGTTTTCACAAGTTATTCCATAGTGTGTTTCGTATTCTATTGTCAGTGCCATTTTATCATCTCATTTAACTGTGCATTGAAACCATAAAAGATGGTGGGGTTGGAAATTCCATATCCCATATATCTTCAATTGCTCCGATATTATCGGGTAAATCTCTTAATGCTTGTTTATAGATAGTCAATTCATTTTGTTCTGTTTCTGTTAATGCATTCCATCTATCCATTAAGGTATACACATCAGATTCTTCAAGTAAAACTAATCTAATTTCTCTCATAGTTTTCCAAACTTCATCTAAATCATCATCTTCCCTATATTCTACACCATCTATTATTGTTTCAAACATCTTAATCAACCTCACTCATATATCCATCCACCATTAGGCGCACAATCATACTGAACACTAATACCACTACTACTAAAACTAGTAGGATAATTACCTGTAGAACCACTACATCTCAAACTACCATGTCTTGCATAAGCGGCATTAGTATGGAATTGCACTTGCGCTCCTGCACTACTGTAAGACGGTGTATGTAAATGTTGAGTTCCTGTTGCCCCTTGTCTTATTACTCCAAACCAATACCATGTGTTTGCATCAATGGTTAAAGTTCCACCGCTTGTATTGGTTATTGTTGATTCATTTACAGCATACTGACCGGGCGCACTTAAAGTGATAATACTACTAACTCTTGAATTAGGCCATCCACTTGAACTACTATCCCAAATAGCATACATCAAACCATTACCACTTGAACCATTTTGAAATCCTGTTCTAATAGCAAACTTATCCAAATCGCCTCCGCTACCTGAGAATATAGGTATCCAATAAACATAATTACCACTAACTGTCATGTTTGTTCCTCCACCTGTTCCCATACCCGGAACTAAAGGAACATATTTGAAGGATGAATTGCTTGGGGGTAATTCAGTAGTAATTACAGCATTTATTCCATCACCACCCCCACCTGTTCCATCATCTATTGTTCCATCACTTTTTGTTCTTCTAAATGCTTGTCTACCCATTTTATTCACCTCATGAGTTATTCTGCATTGTTATTGCATAAAATGTTGCAGTTAGGGTTGCAGT